CTCCATGCCGCACGCCTGCGAGGCACTCGCCTTGGGTCGCCCAGGCCGCACATTGGCAGCGCCATCGGCAACGCCAAGCAAGCGAAAAACGCTGACGCATTTGCAGGCCGCGTCAAACTAATCGTTGACGACTTGAAAGCAGCGGGCGTAACGTCGCTTCTTGCTATTGCATCTGCCCTCAACGACCGGGGGATCTCAACAGCTCGTGGCGGCGCGTGGCACGCAACGACTGTTCGTAACGTACTCAGCCGCGCATCATAGGGAGGAAAATACAATGGTTGGAAAACTTACACCAAATACTGAGATGTCCTGCAGCCGCTTGCCAGCTTTGCTTGGGCTGTCGCCATGGTCAACGCCAAACGACGAGCTGGCCAAGACCTTCGACGCCTTGCAGGGCAAGGAGCCACCTCCTTGGGAAGGCAACGAGCTGACAGAATGGGGCAATCTGCTTGAGCCGCTTATCCTAGAGCAGGCAATCAACAGGATCGGCAACTGCGATTTGATCGTGCCAGACATGCCGTACAAAGCACCGGGACTTGCTCTCAACGCCAGCCTCGACGGCATCATCGACATGCACAAAGAGACAACTATTAAGCACGATCCCAGCCAGGGCGTTTACGTGATGGATGGCGACGAGATCGAGCTGTGGGGCAATGGCCTGCTAGAGGCCAAGTCAACGCGGGGCGAGCCAGAGAACGAGCCTGCACCCTATCGCGGCCCAGTGCAGCTCCAGGGTTGTATGATTTGCACTGGACTTACTTGGGGCTGTGTCGCCGTCCTGTATAAGGGCAGCGAGCTGCGCCTGTTCTTTTACAAGCGCAACGATGTGATGATTAACCGGATAACTGATTGCGTCAACGACTTTGAAAAGCGCAAGCACGGCCCGGATTGGTACTCGCCGTTTAGCTCATCCGACGCCGCCAAGACCTGGGCGCAGGTCGATGACTCTGCACCGCCAGTCAATCTGCCAGATGACCTTGAACCCGTTTTGCAAGTGCTGCTGGAAGCCAAAGAGGCCAAAAAAGTGGCAGAAAATTTGGCCGATACCGCTCAGAAGCAAATCATGGAAGCCCTCGGCAACCACCAGGAAGGCATCCTGGCAGGGCACAAGATCCGCTGGCCGATGCGAAACTACAAGGCACAGCCGGAGAAGGTGACACCGGCCAAGGAAGCCTACTCGTTCCGGCAATCTACGCTGACGATCAAGGCTTTATGACGCAGCGTGTTTGTTACTTTTTCCTGACTAACAGGATTACGACAATCAGTAGGGCGGCGCAGATCGCGTCGCCTACTGTCATTACAAGACCTTGCATCATCGCTGCACTCTCCTCAATCCGAACCGCCAGGTGTGCGCTGCTAGAAATTCTGCAGTCCGTGTCACTGCATCTTCGTTTAAATCCGGCAGCGCAATGTGTAATAATTCGTGAAGCAAGACTTCCTGCTGCAGTTTGTGCCGCAGGCGGCTGTCTATCTCGATCCTCGGCTCATCGTAATACGCCCATCCGAGCACCTTGAGACCCAGCTTCTTCTCACTTATCGCCACGCTCTTGACTCGCGGCTCTATACTTACTTCGGATAAGACCTGCGCTGGTGTTGTCTTCGAGATACCTGCAGTGGTCTTCGAGCCAGAGGACTGTTGCTGCGAGATAGTAGGCTGCTTTTTCGCCATGGGTTTCTTCCGCTTTTGTGACTAAGTCTTTAACTTCGCTGTCAATCACCATATTGTTCCTCCAAATCCGTCATGGAAATGTACGAGTGACCAACGATGTGGCCATCTCTTATGATTAAAGACCAGACACCATACGCCCAGCCGGTCATGGACTTGCCAGCATAATACTTAACCAGGCCCTGTGGCATGGCTGTGCCGAGATTAAGTATCTCAACGGATTTCGCCGGGCCGATTTTTGGCGCAGAAATTTCTGCCCTTCGGTGGCTATGGCCAAACACGATCGAGAACACTGCATCGTTTGCAATACTGTTGACTGTCCTGCCGCCGTACTCACGGCCCATTAGATTGTGCGGGACGTGAGTGAATCCGACGCCACCGATGAACAGCCACTGTCCGTATGCGTATGTCTCCCACCCATAATTTTTGAACAGGACACCGCGACGATCTGCAAATGATAGCCCCTTGCTCTCAGGTTGGCCGTTGTCCCAGCGTTCGAGCCGATCTTCATGATTGCCGTAGGTGATGTGGCAGGGCGGCCCGCCTTCCTGGATCTTGCGGAACTGGCTGAGGGCTTCTTCGGCGCTGTCAAGATCATCGACAAACGCAGGCTTGTCAGCGTAGCCAATCGTCCCCGGCTTCTCATGTGTAGACAAACTATTCCAGTCTGCGAAGTCACCGATCTGGACTACAAGATCCGGGTTTGTGTCGCTCACATACCGTGCGATCCATTTAATCCGGGACTTATCCTGACCGGGGCAGTCATGATAGTCGCCGATCGCGCAGATCGTGATGGTCTCTTTTTTGATCTTCAGACTGACGGGTTCAAGCGGTAGTTTGGGCTGATTAGGGTTAACGCGGATGCCTCTATTGCCAAGCAGGTGTAAAGTCTTGTCGATTGTTCCTCGTGATATATTCAGCGCATCTGCTGCAGCGTTTCGGCTGCCTTTTTTTTCAACAGCTTCTAAGATCTGCCGTTGCCTGGCAGTCGGCTCGCGATCACTCTTCACAGCTTGCACCAGCCAGTGCGCCTGGCGTTGTTAACCTTGACTGCAATGATAGTCAGGTCGGTATCTTTCTTTGACCAGCCGATTGGCTGCCACACTTCGCAGACTGCGCTGTTAGTCGCGACGGTTGCCGTCATCTTCGCGCAGCCTGCTGGGATCACGGCTGACAATATCGCCAGCAGCGACAGCCTTTTGAGTACGATCGAGGATATCTGCATTGTTCTTGCCCTCTATGTTTTGCCTAGCGTCCCTCCGGCCTTTGCCGTAGATGGTGATGATTGCCAAGACGACGCCACCGGCCCCAGCCAGCCAGCGCCCGATCGGAGATAGAATCCACGCTATCATGCCGCCTCCTCATTGAGCCGACGCTTGCGCCAGTACCAGATGCCGACGCAGGCAAGTGTTACAATGATTGCGGTGAACACGGCAGGCCTCCCCAGTGCCTCTACAACACCGGCCAATGCGCTGTTGGCATTCTGGATGACAAGGATGATCTCCTGAGCCGCAGCGAAAGCGGAGGCACCACCGGCCAGGACAGCAGCGTTGGCTTCTTTGCTCTGGGCAATAGACTTGCTGGCTACCGGCTGATCTGGCTGGACTCTGCTGCCGTCCGGCTCACCCCCAGGCAGGCTGCGCCAGACCTCGACCTCGGCGCGGCGGCGACGGACAAGTCCGGGGAGCACCTTCCCCCCTCCCCGTGTCCACTTCATCAGTTCGGCTGGCGCCGCATCAAATTTTCCAGCATTAACGCGCTTCAGAAGAGTTGACTTACGCAGCGCACCCAGCCCGCAGTTGAATGCGAAGCTGACAAGAACGTCAAACTGGCTCTGGGTTAGATCAACCTTAACAATTGATGAAACTCCGCTCTCGAATTTATGGAGGTCTGAGCGCAGGATGTCCAAAGCCTTCTGCTTCGAGATGCGCATACCCTCTTCGACGGTGGGTAAACCAGCAGCGCTGGTGTGCCCGTACCCAATAGTCAGCACGCCTGCTGGGCAAACGTAAGCCGTCAAGCGACGGCCTTCAAACTCTTGGATAAGCGCAATACCCGCTTCACTCGTCATCATGTATTATACATCTCCGCTGCTGGTTGGTCATTCACCTCTTCAAGCATCTTCTTTCCCAAGCCATTTCCGAACTGTTTTTGTTTCGTATATTCGAATAATAGACCATACAATACTAAGTACAGCAGCGACAGCAGGGAGAAGGTTCATAAGAGTGCCGCCAATGACAGTCAGAGAGATTACGTCCCCGGCAAGCTTCGCTGTTTCGTCTCTCATTATGATGCTCGCGTATTGAGTTGCACGTCGTCAGAGTACTCGACAGGCGACTGCCACCGGCACGTCTGCTCGTCGAGAACCCACGAAGGATGAGGCTGCGGTGGAATGAACGCATCTCGTGCGCTGTCGTATGTGTAGCCGATCCCTGCGTAGTTCTTGCGTATTGTCGCGTTGTACGAGGTCTGCTTCCAGCCCCCGCCGAGCAGGTTGTTGCACCAGTTTTCGCCGTCAGCTTCATGCTCGTCAGGGATAACGATGACGCGCAGGACGATGTTGTTTTGATCTAGTTCTGCAAAGTGTGCCATTAGAAAGTTATGCTCCCTGATGCGGTCCATTGATAAATTCTAAAGCCGCCAGAAACGGTGATCGTCGGTGATCCTGTTGTTGAAGCGGCTGCCACGAACGTGTCTGGATAACGGATGATGACAATGCCGGAGCCGCCATTGCCGCCAGTACAGACAGTACCAATCGTACCGCCGCCACCGCCGCCGCCTGTGTTTATAGTTGCAGCGCCTCCGTTACCAAAAACACCATTCCCCCCGCCGCCTGCGCCGCCTAGTCCGGGGGTGCCGCGAGATCCTGCACCGCCGCCGCCAGCGTAAGTTACAGACGAACCGGAAATCGAAGAGGAAGACCCTGCGCCACCAACGCCGCCGTTACTGCTTGTTCCAGTGCCGCCAACTGCGGATGCCCCGCCGCCACCGCCGCCGCCATAATTAGCCCCTGAGTATCCTGTGCCGCCATTGTTTCCCTGACCTGACGTTCCAGTTCCAGCAGTACTGCTGTTGTAATTAGAACCACCGCCAGAGCCACCACTTAACCCAGCACTAAAGTCCCAACCACCACCTCCACCTCCCCCAGTAGAAATAATTGAACCGAAAACTGAATTTCCACCGCTTGACCCTCTACCAGTAGTACCCGATCCACCAGCCCCAACAGTAACAGTCAATGCCGTGCCGGGAGAAACAGCAAAACCAGTTGCGGTTTTGAACCCACCAGCCCCGCCCCCGCCGCATCCTGCGCCGTTGGTGCCACCACCGCCTGCCCCGCCGCCTGCGACGACAAGGTATTCGACACTAGCGGGGGCAGTAGGTGAGGCGCTACCGGCAAGGAAAAAGTTCTTTGCTGCAAACATTATGGGGTGTATCCCTGCAAATATGAGCCATACCAATTCGTGCCGTCAGCAGCAAATGTTAGGATGTCCATCTCACCGGCAGTGGCAGTGACCGTTGGAGCGCCCACGCTGTTCCACTTAACCCCGGTGAACGTCGCCGTGCCGTTGCCCGTTGCAGCCGCCTGCTTCAGGAGCAGGATGAAAGACTTGCCAGCAGTAGCTGTGGGCATGGTGAACGTACAGGCCGTGGAAGCGGTTAGGGTCGCGGTCTGGACGGTCCCGGTCGCGAGGCTGAGAGTGTGCGCTGTCGTAACCGTGCCGATGGCAACGACCGTCTCAGTGTAGCTGACGGGCGTCAAATTAGCACTAATAGACACATTGCCGTTAACAGTGAGCGCCCCACTCATTGTGTCACCGGCAATATTGACTGGGGTGTAGCCGATATTAGCAACAGCAGCACCAGATGCAAGTTCACTATTAGTCACTGCGGATAGGGTTGCCAGAGAACCGAGGCCCAGATTAGTCCGCGCAGAACTTGTGCTTGATACATCAGAAAGGTTGTTAGACGCCGCGAGAAAGCCAGAACCGGACACGTAGGCTGCTACCCACGCAGATCCGGTGTAGATCTTCATGGCCTCTGATGTGGTGTCGAAGTAAAGAGCGCCAGCAGCCAGGGTATCGCCGTCATTATCCAGCGTAGGATCAGATGCCTTGGCTCCAAGATAGCGGTCGTCAAAGTTATCATATGCAGACAGGGCAGAATCCCTGGCGCTTTCAGCAGCGGCCTGGGCGCTGCCAGCAGAGGAAGCCGACGATGCAGCACTACTTGCGCTGGTGGACGCATTAGATGCGGAGGTCGAGGCAGACGATGCCGATGTCGCTGCATTGCTCTCGCTAGTCGCAGCGGCTGAAGCCGAGGCGGCTGTAGTGGCGGCATCAACTACAAGATCCCATTTAGCAGTGTCAGCATTGCCGCTGATAGGTGCAGAGCCGCTGGATGTGTGTGCAGTGTTGGCGCGATAGACGTTGTTATTGCTGGCGTCCTTTACGATGTCGCGCTTGGCATAGGTTGTGGCCGTAGCCCAGTTGCCTTTCCAATCGCCGATTTCTTCCGTCGCGATTGGGTTACCAGATGCGTCAAAGGCCATAACCAGATTAGCGCGATCGGCGGCGGCAGGAAGCGTAAGGTTGGCGGTTCCACCATCGGCAACGTCAGCGGGATCATACGACGGCGCTTTCATTGTCCGCTTGTTCTCTTCGGCAAGCTGCTGGATCATGACGATCTGGCTGTCAAGCTGTTCATTCAGGGACGACGCAAGCAGGTCGCCAGCGGTCACGAAGTCCGTGGTGCGCTCGATGGCACGCGACCCAATGATTGTTACTGTGTCGGCTCCAGTGGCTGCCACAACGAGCGTGATAGAACCCGTGCCGTTTGCGTTGATCGTCACCGTGTAGTCGGTGGTCAACGTCAGAAGGACGCTGTTCTGGTAGACAGCGATGTCCGTCTGCTGCAGGATCTCAAAGGTGAATGCATACGGGCCGACGCCAGCAGATCCGCTGAATACGACGCGGCGCGTCACTGCACTGATGTTATAGTCAACCATTGTTTATTTTCCTTTGATATCGATTTTTGACTTCAAGCCAAACCCGTCAACAGTCGTGTCCTGGAACAGCAGCTTCTTGCCGACTGCGCGGTACTTACTGACGACGCCACTTATTGCGTCGGCCTTCTTCTCGTCAGGGAGGCTATTGTAGCCGCTGCTTGAAACCATATTGGTCAGCACATAAAGCAAGGTGCCCTTTGCGCTGTAGCCATCTTCGCCTGGCATCTTGTTATTAATGCCATCGTACTCGTTGCTGTTCTTGATCCACTTATTGTACTGGACCGCGTTCAGCTCTACGCCGCCGATCTTCTTCGGGAACTCAGGGAGGCCGCTCTTGAGACGCTGCAATTCCAGATCAACAGTGTTGAACTTGGAATCTATAATCCGCACAGGGTTGATGAACTCCCATAGAGAGCTGGTGCCTTGCGTCAGCTTCTCGCCCCAAAGATTCAGCTTTGGCGGTAGGGACTCATTGAAGAATGGGTTGCGGGCCATTGCCTTTTGCAGTGCCGCGTAGAACCCCTTCGTGACCTCGTACCCTTGGGTTGGGTCTCCCCCAAATATACCCTTCTCCGGTAGCATTGTGTTCTTCTGGACCGGATCGTTGTATCTTGCTTTGGCTGCACCCAGCGAGCTGACTGTCGGGATCACAGACAAAACGCCCGCCGTCGCCTTTTCGGCAAAGAACTTTAGAATAGCTTCGCCTTTGTCTTTTGGGTTCTGAATACTCAAGATGCGGGAAAATTCAGAGACACCCTGCAAGAACGGTTGCTGCAGCCCATAAGGCGTTATAGCTCCCACTGCTGCTAGTGTTAGGTCGTTTATTACATCGCCGTTGCCTTCATGTTTCGCATAGTAAGCTATGTCGGCAGACATGGCGAGCAGGCCGGAGATAGGGTCAAACCGGCTATAGGTGAATGATTTGTATGTTCCATCGTCCTGCTTGACTGAGATCGTGTAAGGTATGTTGCCAAGACGTGTCCACGTCGCCCGCGCTTTGGGATCGCTTGGTCCATTGCCGTTGATAATAATATCGCCGTTCTCGCCACCTGTTGCCGCCATGTAGGCGAACGTACCCATAATCATGCTGCCCGTCGATAGTTTTGCCATAGCTATGTCGGCCCTCCTACCGCCAGCAGCAATCTCCCTGCGGAGACCTAACACATTCAACGGGGTCCGCTCAAAAACGGCACTCATGATATTGGTCGGCGTCTTCACAAACGGCACAAACAATTTGGCAGCTGGGTGCGACACAGCCCCTTGAATCCCCTTCATGACCCCTTCCAGGTCTTTCTGGAACACCATCTCCTTGGCTGCCAATTTGGCGCTATCGATGACACTCTCCGGTGGGTTTGTCATTATTCGATTGCGCTCAACAGTCTCCATCACTGTTGCTTCTTTTGGCGTCTTGCCAGCGGCAATCGCTTCGTCGTAGACGCGGCCACCATGCGCGTATGCCTCCTTGTGGAGACTCATCCGATAACCGATAGATTTAAAAAATTCATCCTCTGCAAGCAGAAAACGGCCAGGCATACGAATATGCACGCCAATCGAGTTGACTGCAACGGCTGGCCAATTTCCCTGGCGGGCTTGCTTATAGATCTCTGTAAGGTCGCCAGTGTCCCCGATACCTTGTTTATAGCCGTCCAGCTTTGTACTTAAATCGCCAGCCTCCTCTTTTACAAAGGCTCGACCGGCAACCTTCAATGCGTCGAAAAAGCCTTGCTGCACAGCAAGCACCTCACCCAGCGCCTCCCTCGCATAAACGCGATCAGGGTTGCCTGTGATCTTCGACCGGAGCTTGCCGATCCCACCCGCGACAGCTGTCTCAAAAATGCGTGTCCCCATATACATGGAGTTGCCTGCTATATTGACAGCGTGAGTGACAGGGGCGGCCAAGATTGAATTGATGAACGCGGTGGTGATAAAGTCCATCGATTTACGGGCAAAGGTCTCCTTGACAAAGGCGGTACGCTGGTGCGGATCCTTTAGGGCAAGATATTTAATCCCAAATTGCTCTATGTCTTTTGCGGAATCAGAACCTAACAGGCTCTTAACATCTGCAGCACGCTCCTTGATTGCTGTGGCACCAGGCACCGTCTGAGCCTGTTGTGCTACATAAAGAACCCGCCCAGCCTCAGACACGCCACCGCTTACGTTTGCGGTGAGCTGGCCTTCCATCGTTGCCATCTGAGTAGCACGCAGCAGCAGCGCGTCTCGCTCAGGGCCTTTGGCCATATCGAACGCTGTTCGGAATGCAATTTGTGTATTCTGAGTGAGCGACGCAGACGCAAGGATACCGGCAAGAATATCTTCGCCGTTCGCGGCAGTGCCCGCAGACCGCGACAGCCAATCATAGATTGACGTATCGACATCCTTCTCTTTTGCTTTTGCCAGCATCTCCTCGAAGTTAAGCGTGCCGCGTCTGGCCTTTTCAAATAAATCCGGGTTGGCGTTTTTTAGCATCTGCTGATAGATGGCAAGATTCATGTCGCCACCTACAGCGGCGATGTTCGGAAAATTAAGACCCTTTGTGTAGGACTCACCAAGCACTGTGTTAAGACGGCCCAACTCCTCGTTGGTTGCCGCACGGACGAAGATCGTCTTTTTGAACTTCTGGACCGGAACGTCTTTCAGCTCAGATGGTAGGGGCTGCTTTTCCGGGATGTTCTTGATGGCCCGCTTTAGCACCTTATCGAAGATGCCCGCAACCTGGAACGGCTCATCCGGTTCCTCCTTGACTGGAGGAGCTGGCGGCTCGACAGCACCAGGCTGCGCTGGGTCAGTGACCGGCTCAACAGTGTCAGGCTCAGTGACCGGCGCAACAACATCCGCTGACTGCTCCATAGGTGCCGCAGTCACGTCCGGCTGCGGCTTGGTAACCGACTCTAACACTGCGCCGATGTCATCTGCTAAAGCCATATTACTTGATTCCCGCTGCACCTTCAGGCTGTGCGCCGTCCGGTGGGTCATAGCCTTCTACTTCAGCGCGGCCCATATCCAGAAGCATCTGGTTGAGCCGCATGGAGACTTCTTCGTTGCCTGTCACCAGGTCATCATTTTTTGGGTTTTGTCGGCTTGATTGTTTGGATGCCGGTTCCACCTTGTTCTTTTGCTCGTTTTGCATATACGTCCGCTCCCTCTCCAAAGGATGTTGGTTTAACCTTTATGCCTAAGTCGGAATAGAGGTTCTGCTCAAAATACCATAGAACTGCTTGCGTGTCTCGCTCAGTCAAGGGGCGGCCAAGTTTTGCTATAAGAGCTGTGTCCTTGTTCAGCGTGTCTGTCAGTGTTCTGGAAAAGTCTGCCATCTCGCGCCGCTCTACCAGGTTACGCGGCTGCTCAACGACACCTGTGTCAGCGAGAGCACCCTGGCCCTCACGCGACCTGCCAAGGTATCTGTTCCAAGTTCTGGTGAACCACATGTCTGTCGTAGTGCCTGGGTGCCCTGTCAGGTTGCCAAGGAACTGGCCACCCTTCGGCCCAAACACATACGCGCCGATGCGGGTCTCATCGGCCTGGCCGCTGATGCCCATTGAAGAGTCGCCCTTGAATATTACGTCTCCTGCGGCATTTGTTGCCCGCCGCTTGAGGGCGCGTAATTCGGCAACGGTATGTTCAGTTGTCAGCCATTTGGCTGTATCGCCTGGGCCAATCTCCCGCATCAACGTGTTTAGGACGCCAATGTATTGTGCGCTGACGCCTCGTTGTGTCCAATACTTCCCTGTCGGCACAACATTTCCAGCCTCATCCCGGATCATGCCGCGTTCTGGGAACTGACCAGTTTTGCGGAATATCTCATAGGCCTGTAGGGCAATATCGAAATTACGCACAGCGGGGTTTCCGAAGGACTGAGGGGCGCCAACAGCGGCAACAAGTATCCTTGCTTCCGCTGGGGTAACTCGCCCCTTGTTTGTGTCCCAATGTTGAGACGGTATAACCAGCCCCCGTTTCGCGCCAATCCTCAGCTCTGGCGCAACACTGGCAGCAGTGTTGTATGCTTTGGCAATGTCCTCATCATACCAGCCCCAACCTGTAACCTTTGTAAAATTCCTTGCCCCAGGCTTGGCAAGCCCAATCTGGTGCGCCACCTCATTGGCTGCCTCTTGCAGAATAGGAGTTTTGTCGGCTGCTGCTGACCAGCTTCTTGGATTGCCGTTATTCTTCATGCGAACCAAGCTGTCGAAATATGCGCCGACTTGAGCGAACGCTGGGGCGAATGTCTTGCCGTCGCCAAATGTGCCGCCGACCAATTGTGGCGTCCCCGTGCGCTCTGTCGCCGTTCTCAGCGCAACCGCCGAAGATGGCATTTCAGGGCTTGTCTGCGGAATACCGCCATAAGTTTTTGTGAACGTCTCAGGGTCAGAAACAATTGGAGCTTCCCTGTCTAGACGCACAGCAAAGTCCGAAAATGTCTCCCCGGTCTTCTTGTCAAATTTCGTGATTGTTCCTTTTTCTGGGCGTGCCACCCCGCCGATCACTGGTGTGCTGAATAGTGTTTGGCCACCCTTCGCGAGTTCATCATCACGAAGCAGCCCTTTGATCTTATCAACATACTGGCCACCTTCCCCCTTCAATACTTTGACGCCAGCAAATATGCCGCTGATGGCGGCACCCAGGCCAACGTCAACGAGAACATTGGTCATGCGGGATAGAAGCCTCTCCTCGGCATCCGCATCCTTACCGACCTTGCTGTCGAGATATTTGAACAGCTCAGGGGCAAACCCCAACTGGACCGCCATCGAGGCAAGGTTGCCTTGCTCTGGATCTGCCAATGCCTCAGCACCGGGCAGCGCTGCTGTGGTTCTTACGCCCATCCCGCGAAGCAATGCAAACGATGTCCCCACGTTCGTGATGGTTTTCACGATCTCGCCAAATGTGGTCTCCGGCTTGACCTGGGGGAGAAGATTGCGAACAGCATCCAGAGCCTTCGGGTCTTTGCCTATCAAGCCGCCGACATAATCTATGAGTTCAGCGCCAGTGTTGATGGTCTGCTGTGCTGTCTCAAGGACACCCCCGCTGATACCCTTTTCGAACTCAGTTGGTTTGATACGCGCAGCGGCCCCAGGCTCCCCCGGCGTACCAAGCGCAAGTGATTCCGCTGGCTGACCTGGGAAAGCCGACACAGGGAGTTGAGGACGGAACGGGTCTGCCTCGAATCCACCCACGCCCTTTCGCAGTTCTGGATCCGGCAATGGCGCAACAATGTCAGGTGCTGCGCTTCCTTCGATTTCAACCCGGCCATTGCGAAGCTGCATAGGCATGCCGCTCTCAGTGTAGTTGTACATCTTGGCAAGTTCTTCTTCGAGGTTCATTGCGGCGCTCCCCCTGGGGTCTGTTTCTTTTCGAGACCCTCTTTCTTTTCGCGGTCTGCGATAAGCTCATTGATCCTGTCGGCAATCGAAGTGTAAGATGCATTGGTCTTTTTGCCGTGCCTTTTAAGGAAACTTGCCAGCAACACCTTCAATCCAGCAACAGTGTCCATGCTTTTCATCACATCGTCTTGCGGGACGTTAGCCAAATCGCCCAAAGCGTCTCTCGTTTTCAGGTCCGCATAAATTTTGTTTTTGGCGTTCCTCAGTTCTCCGGGGGCCATAGTCTTGTTGGCTTCTTCTGTAATAGCTTCCTTGACAACCTTCATTGGGTCGAACTGCCCGCCTTCCCGGCGGACTCGTTGCCGTTCTGCTATTAGCTTGTTCTGCAGGACATTGACCTTGTTCTGCTTCGCCTTCTCTCCAGCTGTCGGATTGAATATCGTTGCCTCGACTTGCAAGCTGGTGCGGTAAAGCTGAACAGCCTCTTGCATGGACTTGTTGTTCGCTGTTGCGATCTTGGGGAAATAGGCACGCCCATCTTTATGGGACAGTTGGCCCTTGCCGACCTGATCCATCACATCGGCGCGGGTCAGCGTGAATTCACTCAGCTTTTTGTCCAGTTCGTAGAGGGTAACCTCGCTGCTCGTCGGTACACCGTCGCGCATCAATTTGCCGAATTCGGCGTACTTCGTATCGTCGCCCAACAGACGCATTCTGTCACGGGCAGCCTTCATGCCAGCCATACCTTCAGCGCCGCCCTTTTCCCATGCGTCCATAAAATCTATGTGAGTCCTACGGACAACCATGGTTCGCTGCTTCTCGATGCGGACATCCTTCGCGTCTTCCAGAGTGTAGGCTTCCCGGCCACGACGCACCACCTCTTTGAGAGTAGCGGCTTTCTGCTCGTCAGTCATTGAACGGTGGACCCCCTCAATGGGTGTCCCGGAAAGATTGCCAGAGAGCACTTCATTGTATCGCTGAATGTTCACTGTCCCGTCAGGGTCTTTGACGTAGTCAGCGACAACGCCCACACGCGCCGCCTGGACGGCAGTATTGAACTGTGTCAAGGCGGCCTTGGCCAGCTTTGCATCGCCAATGCTGTAGGCGATTTTCAAGATCCTGTTGCGCTGGCTGGCCAGGATCGATTCAACTGGCGCAACAACCTGATCGCCAGGCTCGATGCCATCAGAGATCTCGCCGCCACTTCTGACGATGTTCTCGGCGCCTTCTACAATCTGATTGATCGTCTCATTCGCCACAACCAGGCGGCGAGCCTCAGCCTTCTTGGCAAGCCCGGTGGCGTGGACGCGGTACTGCATGGACGCGACTGTCGCCAGACTGGCACGCAATGCCCCGGCGGCGCTTGGAGATGCTTGCGCGATTGCGTCACCCAAGCCCTTGATGACATCATTCATCTGCGACGCATATTGATCAATCGGGGTTTCCGTGTTGATGACTTTGGCGTGGATCTGGGCAAGCTCGGCCCTGCCAGCTGACTCCACATTCAAACGCATCGTTGCCAGACCCTGCGCCCGCGCCGCCCTGCCGAACACTGTCGTCGTGTCGCCTGGGGCGCTTAGAGGCTCACCGTCCTCCTGTGCCTGCTTAACCTGCTCAATGGTAGGGGCTTTCTCGGCACCGTACTCCCGGCCCTCTACGGCAGCCTGCTGATAAGCCTGACGGAATGCAAAGTTCGATATACGATCCAGGCCAGCAGAAACAGTCCGGCCAAGTGACGCCGCTGCTGCCTGCGGTGCAGTCGTCAACGGTTGCGGTGCTGCAATCGTTATGCCTGCCGGGGTGTATCTCGGAAGTAATGCCAATGCGTTTTCCTCAGTATGTGCGATATATGTCCGAAGCAAATTTAAAGGTTGGTGTTGAGGTTACCGAGGTTGGTGTTGAGGTTACCGAGGTTGGCCCACCGATGGCACCGAACTTCTGTATCCCGCCAAGAAGACCGCCAGCCAATGCAAAGGCACCCTGGGTACGGTACGACGACGCTGCGTCTTTGTATGCCGCCTGATTTGCCTGTGCCCCCAACCGTGCCATCTGAACATTTTCTTGTGCCCATCCGTACTCGTCGAGACCCTTGTTGAGCGCATATTCTGACAGCGCCCCAGCCGACCCACTGAACGGATCAATGCCACCGGCGGCGCCCCTCGCGTTGATCAGCGCCGTTGTCTCAAGGGTGCGGTTCATGACCTGAATCGCCTGCCGCTGATAGTTCATCGCCTGCTGATTGCCCTGTATCAAAGCATTGGTTGATTGTGTCTCCATTGCCTGGGCTTGCGCCGATGACGCGGCAAACCCGCCGATGGTGCTGGCGACACTGCTCAACAGGCCAATCGTCGGTGCAAATGCCGAGAAGGCAGACGATATCGTTCCGACAGTGCCTGCAGCAGCCGACGCCGCTGATGCAACAGCTGGTATTATTAGCTCAAGACCGGACATCTTCTACCCCACCGATAGCTTGTATTCAATGCCAAGGACCGTGGCCTTTAGCGGTTGGTTTTGCGTGATTGTGATTGCGCCCTCGCGATCATAACCAAGCAGGCACTCGACCTTTTTAAGGCCGGTGTAGTCTGCGACTGGACTGTCAAGAACGTCCTCGCCAAACTGCCGGAACGCAACATTGCGGCCCTGGATTGTCAGGTTCTGTGTTTCGTACAAGTCAGCCGTGATGTCGTAGACGCGCTTCCGCAAGCTGCGGATAGACCCCTGCGCCAAACGCGGCGCAGCTGGCAACGTCTTGATCGTGATCGTGTAGTCCAGGCCGACCTGGTATGACGCATCTGCATCGCGATCAAATGTAATCGCCCCAGACGCCACTGTCCGATCGGGACTTACAACGCCGTCGCGGATCACCTTGAGAGTCTCGCCCTCAAGGTGGGACAGCCCGGCGACGCCGCTGGTGGGCGAGCCAACCGTAGCTCCCTTGGCACAATCAACATACAATGTGTCGTCGAAGATCTCGATGTAATAATTGACGCTGAGGTCTGGCAGTGTTCTTTTTACGACAACATAGATGTCATCGATATCGACGCCAATAGACATAAAACTGCCGTCAGTCTCCCACTCAGTTGCCGCGATGACCTTCTGAGAGCGAAGCAATGTGTAGCAGGCAATCGTCCCATCGTCGTCGTTTACGATCAACAAACGGTCACCCTCGTCCGTAGACGTTGCTGCGCGGACAGCCATCTCGGATGGGGATTTCAGCAGATGCGAAGATAGCAGCGATATCCGGGCAGACGTATAAGCGGCCTGCGTGTCTGAAAAGATAAACTCCTGCAGCGCCTTGCCCTGCCGCTGCACAAAGATCGTGCCTCCCTCGACGTTAACGACGCGGATGCCTTGACGGGCACCGTTTTCCGTCTGGAGCTTTAGAAAGAAGTTCTGCGGAGTGATCGGATCGTCGCCAGGTTGTGGGGCGTAGAACTCACCGCCTGTCGTAAAGATTTGCAGGCCACGGCCTGGATACAGATCAATGATCGAGTTGAGCTGGCCGGTGTCAGCCGTCGCCTCGACGCTATCGTCAGCCAGGGACTCGCCTGGGTTGAAGTCAAAGTATTGGCCGACACGGCTGCCCCAAATGGTTGACGGCCTACCCTTCGACCCGCCAAAGTAAAGGCGGCCCTGATAGAAGGCAACACTACGCGGCCAGCCACGCGCTGCGGACCACACTGGCTCGTAGTAAAACTCGGCACTATGGCTGCCAGTAACAATCGCGTCTATGCTTGGAAACGGAACATTGGTGTAGGCTTGCACAGTTGTGTGTGTCAAAAATTTAATGATTCTGGCGCGTCCAAATGGTACGGCACTGATGTATTGGTTTACGCTTTCTTCAGCATACGGTTCGATTTTATAGTTATCTGCCGCTAAAGGTGCCGTATCCCACGCAGGATCAACCGTGGCTACTTTGGTCGTGCCATCGTAGCCCGTAATGTAGCGGCCCTTGCCGTTTTCTGTGCCGCCAGTCATAACGACGTACAATCCGAGAAAGACATTATCAACGGCGCTGGCCCCCGCCTTTAGTGTCACCGTCGTTGATGTGGCAGCCTGACACGCTCCAGTGTCACTGGTATAAGCCGACGCTGTAATTGTGACTGTCCCAGTTGTATCGCTTGGAGTTATTGTATATTTGGGTAATAGAATAACGCTGTCATAATTGTAGTATGGCACATTGGTCAGTGTCAGCGTGCTGGCCGTCCAGGTGCTGTCATTGCCGCCCCTGAATATTCTAACCGGCTCCAGATCCTCGTGGACAATGATCAGCGTGTCATATTGCTGTGTCCACGTCATTGTCGGGATGATCGAATCTGTAATATCAGCAACAGCAAGATAGTCATTGCCACTGCCGTTGATATTTGTGACAAGTGCCCCGTCCTTAAAGACGCGCATTTCGCCAGGTGTAAACACAAGCATGTAGCTGGTGCTCACTGAATACTCGAAGGCAACCATGCGAACGGCCTGACTCGCGTCGCTTGGGAGGGACGCAATATAACGCGAGCCAGGCCGCCGCTTCGCCCCACCTTGGGGTTGCACAGTGATATTCTTCCCAGTGGCAAGGGCACTGCGATATTGGTCCAGGTCAGAACGGGCGCGGAGCTTCGGGTCAACCTCGCCACTTGTAAAATCGTTCTGTAGTGTCGTGATCTGCATTTATCCCCTCACGGCTATGAGGGTAAAGTCTTCGATTGCCTGCGGTGGCAGGCCGCCATCGATGTTCATGGCGACGCGCATCAGGCCGCCGCGCATATTGTCGGAGGGGGGGCCAAACGCCAATGCGTGAAAATAATCGCCCTTCGATGAACTGTCCGCAACAGGGATAGAAAAGGCAGAGGCCAGCGCCGCCTTTAGAGCGCGAACGAAATAGGGAGGCATCTTGCTTTCCTCGACCTGGTACTGATAGTCGATCCAGACAGATTCGTAATTTGTAAATATGCTTGTGCCGTACACTTCCCAGCCATTGAGAGGACGGGCACCGACAAATGAGCTGCCGAATAATGCACGCGGCACGCCAAGGATATCACCCGCGATGGCGTAGGCATATTTCCATTCATTCGTAGGGGCCGCCGCAAGTCGGGCAAGTGCAACCTTTTTCGTTGACCACGCCCAAGGGTATTGGGCAATCATTGTGTCGCGGATATCGTCATAAAGACGATCAGCAGCCTGCGCTGCATCAGTGCCCTCGCTAAAGGATGAAAGCGGCGCTGCACCCAACATGATCATTGCGTCAGAGCATATCGATAGTTTGGTGTCACCAGCAGCCATAGGCCGTCATCCTCATATATGTGAAGGCCGGGGGGTGACCCCGGCCAACTTTTCTAGTCAGTGTCGGTGGCAGAGACGGTTGTACCGTCTGCGATATCGACAACTGTGCCGCTGTTCGCGTTGACATAAGTCAACACCATAGACGGCGTAGCGGTGTCGTACACAAAGATGATGTCGCCGACACTGACGATTGACGCAACATCGTTGAAGTAGCCAACGGTATTGATAGTCGCTTGTGTGTCTGCCGATTTATAGACATACATCGATGGGGCGTTGCCAGCCTTGGCGGCGCTAACCGTGGACCAGCCAGTGGAACTAAAAGCCATGATGCTTCTCCTCAGCTTTCGCGGGTTGTGATGAGGCAGATGCCTTCATCGTCAATGTTGATCGCGCCAGCGGAGAACATGCCGTTGACCAGATACGATGTCTTCTCAGCAACGTAATTGATCTCAGACCTCATGGCCATACCAACACCAAGCCCAACGGCGTCCTTGTGGAACGCATAGACGACGCGATCCAGAGAGCCGTCGATTGCAAGGCCGCCCTCATTCCGATCCCCGATTGTAATAAATCGGAAGCCAAGGAATGTGTTGAGCTCGCCAGAGACAAGAGCGCGGACGCTGTTGAAGTCAGCAGAGGTCACGGAAGTCTCACCGAGCAAGCTCTCAAGAGAGTTCGCGTGGATCAACATGCAACGACCATCCATAGGCACGTTCTGCTTGTCCAAAAGAGCTTTGGCGCGGCGCAGTTTTGCAGTATTCAAGCCTGTGTCCGTGCCGCCGATGTCATTGGAGACAGTCAGCGTCGAGGACGAACCCGCCAGAGCGCCAATGACCAGCTGGTCCATGCGCCTGCCAACAGCAGCCGAAACGACTTGCACCAGCTCGCGGCGCTCATCGAAGTTGACCTTCGCCTGGTGAAAGATATCCGAATACTCGGCAGCGTTCCAGTCCTGCAATGTGCAAGTGACCTGGCTGTAGGAGACGTTCATGGGGGTGACATCGGTCTGCGGAACGCGAAGCGTGGCCGAGCCCTTGCCGATTTTGGGGAACTTTACAGATGAACCTTCGACAGTGCGCTCGCGGACAAGACCGGCAAGCTGACGATTAGCCTGATAAGCCTGCTTGACTTCTGCGTCGAACAACTGAACGAAAGCATTTGAGATGGACTGTGCCATTTCTATACTCCTTCAAGATTGATGATACGGGTTCGTCGCAGAGGGTGGCCGGGATTCGGGCCTCGACTTGGGCAATAACGATTTGCCCCCAACGGGCGCTGCCAGTCTGCGGGCTGTATAAATACAGGTGGCCGCGATTTTTCTATATCATGGGCCAGACGATAAGTCCAGCCCTTGACATTATTCGCCGTAAGCCGCCTCGAACGCCTTCTCGACCCTGCTCCTGTACGACGCGTCTGTCGCATATCGTGGGTCTGCGATCATGGCGTTGAGATCGTCCTTGCTGGGCCGGTCGGACACGGCAGCCACGTCAACCGGAATCCGCTGCATGTCGCCGTAATACTCGCGCACCTTCATCAATGCGTTGAGACCTTTGGCCGTGCCGCCCATGATCTTGAACTCGTCAAACTCCTCGGAGGACCAGATCCCGCGCTTGACCATGTTCTGGCCCCAGGCCGCCATCTCGCCAATGATCTTGTCGGCGTTCGGCCCCAGCTTCTGCCTCTCGGCATCCAGGTCGATCCGCATTGACTTCTGGACCTCAAGCTGATTGTCGATGTAGGTCTGCGCCAGTTTCTGGAATGCGTCCTGGCTGACGCCATTTTCCTTAGCCCAGCCAGAAAAAGAGCCGACCAGGGGGTCATCGTCAGGCACTCCATAATCTGTCAGGAACGAGGTGTCATAGTTCTCTGGAACTTTGTGCTCGCCCTTGCTGAATCTCTTTTCCAGTTCTGCGCGGGCCTTGAGAGCCGACCCGATGTCCGGGGTGCCATCCTTCCAATACTTCTCCGGCAGTGCCTCAAGGTTGGGCTTGCCATCCTTGTACAGCGTCTCGCTGACAGACTTGATCCACTGCTCAGTCCCTGTATTATCGACCGCTGCCGGTGGTGCCTTTTCCACCTGGACGTGGGAGATATCTGCCGGGGCTGATGCCTCATCTGCCTCCGGCATATCACCGATTAGACTTTCTTCACTCATGCTCTTGCCCTCACAATGCGACGCTCAATTTCGCGCACCAGACTGTTCTGTCCCTCTCGCACGTACCCATATGAGCTGTCTTGCCCAGGCACCCATGCCGGGGCTTCAATCGTCATGTCACGAAGCCACGCGAGAACCTTCCGTCCCTCGTCGCTGCTAAATGTTTTAGAGATCAGGATGTCAATATCCTGCTTTACCGGAGGCCCGTCTTCTGCAGACTGCGGCTCAAAAAAATCCCACCCCTCGTCCATAGATCCCTCACACTTCCTCAATGTCCTCGCCCGGCAGCGGTGGCTCTGCTGGTGCGGCCTGACCTTGATCAGGCGCCCCGCCAGCGGCCTGTCCAGCGGCCTGC